GCCCGGGGTGTCCGGCTCACAGCGTCTCGGTTTCAGGGGCTCCCCTTTTGTTGAAAGGACAACTTCATGGCTGATGTTCTGCTAGAAGGCGGCGGAATTGTCCAGCGTTTTGTGGAGGTCAGGCCCGGTGAGTATGCCCGGGAGGTGGTCATTGCCAACTCCCAGGCTTCAGGGGAGGCTGTCCTGGTCCAGGCCACGGCTGACACTGCCACGGTGGCCCTTCAGGAGGGCAGGATGTTTGTGGCCGGCAAGGCCATTGAGGTCACGGCCACCGGGGTCACTGACCGGCCAAGCTTCAGGCTGACTAACCCCTCCAGCTCGGGCCGGCTGGTCACTGTCCTGGGCCTGGACATCTACTCCAACCTGGCCCAGCAGGTCAGATACCGGGATGTGTCCTCCCAGGGCAACCAGGGGACTGCCGTGACGGCCCGGAACATGAACCAGGCCCTGAATCCTGTGCCGGCTCCCAAGGCCTCTGCCTACTGGGCTGCTACCGGGGCCACCGGGGGAACCCAGTGGGAGTCTGAGTCCCGGGTGGATCCGACTGCCCCGCTGAAAGTCCAGTTTCCCCGCGGCCTGGTGATTGGCCCGAACAAGTCCCTGGCTGTGGACTGTGCCGGCTCCGGCCCTCAGACAACCACCATCAATCTGTACTGGATTGAGTCGGAGTTCTGATGGCGAACTTGCCCAGGAAGGCCCTGGTGGATCTGCGCTGTGACAAGTTGTTTATTGACGGGGAGGAATTCCCTTGGTTCATCACGGAGGACGGCATCAGCATCACGGGCCTGGGTGACAGGAATGCCTTGCCGATGCTGAGCTTCTCCATCCTTGCCGAGACCGTTGAGGTGATCCCTAAGGAGGATCCCCTGGAGCAGGAGTCCCTGCCGGATCTCTAGGCATCAAAAACTCTTTTACTCCTACACTCTTTTACTCAGGAGGCTGCCATGGCTGCTGAGGCCATCCCCGCGGGGCAGGGCAGGAAGGCCGTGCCCCGCAACCTGAAGCTCCTGCAAGGCCGGTCCCCGGGCAGGGATTCCGGTGGCCGGCTGGTGCCGGCTGAGGTTCCTTTTGTCCGGGGGCCTTTGCCGAAGCCTGAGGCCCTGTCCCCTGATGCCAGGTGGCTGTGGGACCAGGTGGTGGAGCAGATGTCCACCATTGGCCTGCTGAAGCCCCTGGACGCCGCCTCCCTGGAGGCTATGTGTGAGTGTTTCGCCAGGCTCCGGGAGGCCGTCCGCATGCGCCAGTTGTCCGGCCTGGGCAATGAGAACAGCCAGGGGTCAGTGACCGGCTGGTGGATAGGCATTGAGGAAAGAGCAGCCAGGGAGTTCCGCGGCTGGTGTGCTGAGTATGGCCTGACCCCGGCTGCTGAGAAGAATCTCAGGAACGGGGATGACCATGGCGGGACACCCACAGACAACCCCTTCCAGTAAGCCGTTCGGGGTCCCTTCCGCGGCTGTGCTGCGGAAGCTGAGGATCTCCCCTGAGGTGGCCTGGTTCATGGCCTCCCGGGGGATCCCCCTGCCGGAGACCCCGCCCCTGGTGAAGACACCGGAGCCAAGGACGGTCAAGGGGGCTGTGTTTGACCCTGACCGGGTGGACCGGGTGCTGGCGGCCTTCGCGAACCTCAGGCACACCCAGGGGGAGCTGGCCGGCAAGCCCCTGATCCCTGATCCCTGGCAAGTGGCCTACATCATCGCCCCGGTCTTTGGCTGGGTAAAAAAAAATGAAGCCGGCAGGTATGTCCGGATCATCAGGACCCTGTATGTGGATGTGCCCAGGAAGAATGGCAAGTCCACGCTGTGCGGTGGTTTTGCCATCTACCTGACCGCCGCGGACGGGGAAGCCGGTGCCCAGGTGCTGGCGGCGGCCACCACCTCCCAGCAGGCCTCCTATGTGTTTGCCCCGATCAAGCAACTGGCCACCGTGGCCCCTGCCCTGAAGGGCCATGTGAAGGCTCTCCAGTCCAGGATCATCCACTCCCGGACTAACAGCTACTTCGGCGTGGTCTCCAGTGTGGCTGAGGCCCTGCATGGTGCCAACGTTCATGGGGCCGTCATTGATGAGCTCCATGTCCACAAGACACCTGACCTGGTGGAAGCGATCGAGACCGGCACAGGCTCCCGCTCCCAGCCCCTGGTGGCCAAGATCACCACCGCTGATGACGGCAGGCCGAACACCATCTATGCCCGGAACCGGCGCTATGTGGAACAGCTTGAAAAGGGGGTCTTCAAGGACCCGGCCACCTATGGTGTGGTGTTCGCCGCCGTGGAAGGGGATGACCCCTTCAGTGAGGCCACCTGGAAGAAGGCTAATCCGGGCTACGGGATCAGCCCCACCAAGGAGTCCATGCAGGACGCCGCGAACAAGGCCAAGAATTCCCCGGCTGAGCTGTCAGCGTTCCTGAGGCTGAGGCTGGGGATCCGGACAAAGCAGACTACCAGGTTCATTGACCTGAAGGCCTGGGACAGGAATGCCGGCTCCCGGATCCTGGAGGCTGACCTGGCCGGCAGGCCCTGCTATGGGGGCCTGGACCTTGGGTCCGTGTCTGACCTGACTGCCTTGTCCTGGCTGTTCCCGCGGGAGGACGGGACGGGCAGCTATGACGTGATCTGGCGCTTCTGGACACCGGAGGACAACCTGGAGGCCCTGGACAAAAGGACAGCCGGCGCGGCCAGCCTCTGGGTGGCTCAGGGCTGGCTGGACACCACGCCCGGGAACGTCACTGACTATGGCTTCATCAGGGAGCAGGTCCTGAAAGACATGGACACCTTTGAGGTGCTCAGTGTCGGTTATGACCGCTGGAATGCCTCCCAACTGGTCAATGACCTCACGGCTGAGGCCGTGCCGATGGTCAAGGTGGGCCAGGGGATGTTTTCCCTGTCCCCGGCCCTGAAGGAGATCCAGCGCCTGGTCCTGCTGGGCAGCAAGGCTGACCCCATGCTCAGGCACGGCGGGAATCCCCTGATGAGGTGGATGGTGGACAACTTGTCCGTGGCCACTGACGCCTCAGGGAACGTGAAGCCGGACAAGGCCAACTCCGGGGACAAGATCGATGGCGTGAGCGCCCTGGCCAATGCCGTTTCTGAGGCACTGGCTGAGTCCCAGGTCAGGTCTGCCTATGACGAAAGTGACCTCATTATCGCCTGAAGGAGCCCCGAGCATGCGACTCAAATACGGTTCAAGTGCCCGGATAGTCCTGCTGGACGGCACCTCCCTGGTGGGGACGGTCAAGTTCTCCTGGCGCTGGCGGACAGTGAAGCTGGTGGAGGTCACCACCCACATCCCGGGCGGGGACGTGACCGTGGACGGCCACCTCCTGATCCCGGCCAGGTCCATCCTCTTTGTCCAGGTGGGTGCCTGATGGCCGCCGTGATCAAGGCAGCCGGTGAAGTGGTGACCATTGGGTCCTTCGCTGCCGGCTACCCCACCCAGACCACCTGGGGCCTGCCCTGGGTGTCCAGGGATCCGGGGATCCCGCTGCATGAATACACTCCAGGGGTCATTGCTGACCCCCTGACCTTGTGGAAATCCCAGCCGGCCCTGAGGAAGGTGGTGACTTTCGCGGCCCGCCAGATTGGCTCCATTCCCTGGCATGCCTATCAGCGGGTCTCTGACACGGACAGGCGCCGGGTCCAGTCCAGCCCCGCCGAGACCAAGCTGAACCGCCCGGCCAGGTTTGTCTCCGGGTACAAGCTGTGGACTGATGTGGCCGTTGATGCCCTGATCTATGACCTGTTCTGTGTCCTGAATCTGGACGGCACACCGGTCAGGATCCCCCCAAGGCTGCTGGAGCTGAAGTCTGACTTCCTGGGCCAGGTCATCAAGGTCATCCTCCGGACACCGCCCGGGGAGGATGACGTGGACCTCACGGATGCCCCCCTGGCCCTGTCCTTTGGCTGGCACCCTAATGGCGGCTCGGGGGTCTCCCCGATGCACACCCTGTCTCAGATCCTGGAGGAAAACAGGCGGGCCGTGGAGTGGCGCTCAGCCCAATGGGTCAACTCCCCCAAGATGTCCGGCCTCCTGAAGCGCCCCGCTGATGCCCCCCGGTGGAGTGATGACCGTAAAGACAGGTTCCTTCAGAGCTGGAGGACATGGCGGGACTCTCCACAGGCCGGCGGGACCCCGCTGCTGGAGGACGGCATGGACTACCAGACCCTGGAAGGCGTGAACCCCAAGGATGCCCAGGACATCGAGGGCCGGCAACTGACAGATGCCGAGGTGGCCAGTGCCTTCCACATCCCGCCTGAGCTGGTGGGAGCCAGGGAGGGCAACTTCTCCAATATTTCGGCCTTCAGACAGATGCTCTTCGGCCCCACTTTGGGGCCTTTGTTCACGGAGATTGAGCAGGCGGTCAATGCCGGCCTGCTGAAGTCCCTGGATGCCTCCCGAAACCTCTATGTGGAGCAGGACCGGGAGGCGGCCATCAATGGCTCCTTCCTGGAGCAGGCACGGCTCCTGTCCACCATGATCGGCGGCCCGTTCATGACCAGGGCCGAGGGCAGGGCCAAGCTCAATCTGCCCTACATCGAGGGCACAGATGAGCTGATCACTCCCCTGAATGTCACTGAGGGCGGCCAGGCCAGCCCCCAGGACTCCGGGGATCAAAACATCACTGATGACGGTGAGGAAACCCCACCAACACCTGAATAAGGGAAGGACCCGGCCATGGATCCGATCATGCTGTCAAAGAACTTCACCGCGAAGGCAGAAACGGCAGAGGACGGGCAGGCCGGGGAATTCTCCGCCATTGTCTCGGCCTTCGGCAATGAAGATTCCCAAGGGGACATCGTTGAAAAAGGCGCCTTCAAGGCGACTCTCCAGGAGTGGGAGGACAGGGGCCGGCCTATCCCTGTGGTGTGGTCCCACCAGTTCCAGGACCCGGAGAACTTCCTGGGCTACTACACCCAGGCAGAGGAAACAGATGAGGGCCTGAAGCTGACAGGCCTGCTGGACCTGGACCACCCCAAGGCTGCCCGGGTCCACCAGCTCATGAAGTCCGGCCTGATTGTCGAATTCTCAATTTCCGGCCTGGTCCGGGACTACGAAGAGATCGAGAAGGACGACAAGGATGATGACGAAGAGGACTTCTGGGGATGGTTCGCGCCCATCAGGATCAAGGACATTGACCTCTGGGAGGCCGGCCCCTGCTTCAAGGGAGCTAACCCCAACACGGAGCTCCTGTCCATCAAGTCCGGTGAAAGATCCCTCCTGGACATGACCTCCCTGGAGCGGATCCGGGAAGCCATGGACCTAAACAAGGCCATCCTCAAAGCCCGCCAGGCACACCTCTCCAAGGAGGGCAGGGTCCTGGCCCAGAAGCATGTGGACTCCCTGAAGGAGGCCCACGCAAAGCTCGGCGACATCATCGCGGCCGTCGAGAAAAGCCCGGACCCGGAAGACACCGGGCAGGCCGGCAAAGCAGTCCAGCAAGCCGCTGTGCTGACCCCCAAAGTTCGGGCGCTGCTCCGTCTGAACACCATCCACTGACAAGGAGATTCCAGATGGATCCCAAGGAAAGGCTGGCAGCGCTCGTCAAGGAAGCTGCCGAGCTGCGAACCAAGGCAGAAGGCCCGGACTTCACGGAGGCCGATGCAGAACGTGCTGAGGCCATTGCCAAGGAGCATGGTGAGCTGTCCGCTCTTCTGGCCAGGCAGAAGGCCGCCTCTGATGCCCTGTCCTTTGCCGGGGCAGGCACTGAGGCTGTCCAGGACAGTGAGGCCACCCCCGGCACCGCGAAGGCCTCCACCCTGGGTGAGGCCTTCGTCAGCTCTGAAGAGTACAGGGCATTCCGCAAGGCCCACCCGTCCGGTGTCGGTAAGGGCACACCTATCAGCATCAAGGCCTCCAACCTGGGCCGGGTACTGCGGAAGGTGGACCCTGATCCTCTGAACACCCCGGATGCCGGCAATGCCCGGGCCGTCCGCACAGGGGATGTCGATGACCTGGTTTACCGGCCTGAGCGCCGGCTGCTGGAGGTCATCACCAGGGGCACCACTGCCCTGCCCTGGTTCCAATACCGCCAGATCATCAGCAAGACGAACAACGCGGCCCTGGTCAATGAAGCAGTGACCACCACAGGCACGGACGCCGCCGGCGGCCTGAAGCCTCTGTCCACCCTGGACACCACCACCGCCGAGGCCAAGGCCTTCACTTACGCGGACGGTATGGAGGTCACCAACCAGGAGCTGTCTGATGACGGCATCATCAGGACCCTGATCGATTCCACTCTGCGGGACAACGTGGACATCCTCACGGAGGACATCCTGCTCAACGGGGCCGGCACCGCTGATGAGCCCGCCGGCATCCTGGCCACCACCGGGATCCTCCAGCAGGCCTTTGTCACTGATGCAGTGACCTCTATCCGCAAGGCCATCACCAAGCTGCGGGTCACCTCAGGTGCCCAGATCCGCGGGGTCCTGCTGAACCCGGCTGATGATGAGGCCTGGGATCTCCTGAAGGATGCTGACGGCCGCTACCTGGGCCAGGGTCCCTTTGGGACGGGGCCGGGGACTGCCTGGGGCTATGAGCGGATAGTGTCCCAGTCCATCGCTGTTGGCCAGGCCATCATCGGGGACTTCAAGACCATCCAGCTCCTGGACCTGGAACCCCTGGCCATTGAGGCTTTCAACCAGCACAAGGACTATGCCCAGCGAAACCTGGTCTACATCCGTGCTGAGAAGCGGGCCGTCCAGCTCATCCGCAATGCCGCCAGGCTCTGCGTCGTGGATCTGACGGCCTAAGCCATGGCTGAGAAGGAAACCCCCATCATCATCATCGGCGGCGTCCGCTACCGCAAGGAGGATGCAGCCAGGTTGGGCCTGACTGAGGAATCCGGCACAAAGTCCACGGCTAAGAAGAAGGGGGCCAGTGATGCCGGCACCGTATCTGGCGACACCGGCGGATCTGGCGACACTGACAAAGCTGCCGGAGAACAGCCCGGACCTATTACTAGCTCTAAACAGGGCAAGTGAGAGATTCCGGCAGGCAGTAGGGCACCCTGTCCACCTGGTCACAGATGAGGTGGTCCTGCTCAGCGGGGACGGTTCCACCCTGCTCCTACTGCCTGCCGCCCCGGTCAGTGATGTCTCAGTGAAGGTGGACGGCGCTGAGGTCACTGACTTCTCTGTCTCAGCCAAGGCCGGTGTCCTCCGGCGCGGGGCCGGCTGGCCGGACGGCCTGGACAACATTGAAGTCACCTACTCTCATGGCCATTCCACCATCCCGGGCGGGATCCAGGACGCGGTGCTGGAGCAGGCGGCCATCCTGGCCAAGGTCCCTGCCGGGGTCCAGTCGGAGTCAGCCGGGGGCCAGTCCGTCACCTGGGGCCTTCAGGCCACCACAGGGGTAACCCAGAAGTGGTCTGAAGCCGTGGCCGCCTACCGGCTGGGAGGCCTGCCATGAGTATCACCTTTGCCAACAGGACTATTACCGTGATCCGCCCGGGCCGATACCAGGACCACGGCTCCTGGTATGACGACTGGGACAACCCGGAGCCTGATCGGGAGATTGAGGGCTGCATCATCTTTGCCGGGGTCTCCACTGAGGACAATGACCGCCAGGAT